GGATTTACTAGAGCACCCTCTTTGAATATGTTACGACCAAATCTCGCAATTTCTTCTTGAATTATTGTTTGTGATTCGATTAGTTCTCGAGCTTGAAGTGCTTTACCCGAATTAAACAACACACGATGATAACCGTCTTCAGCATTATAAAAATCTCGGTATGTTTCTTTGAACGTCTTATCTGTAAAATCTGCCATGATTAATCCTAAACGGTTAGTACTATCTTAATATCTTCTTGTTGTTCTGCATCTCTTCGTATCTTATGTCTATTTTCTATGTACATAATTTCTCCAGAGAATCTATTTATTCCATTTACTGAAGATAGAGATTCAACTACCCCAGAAACAGCACCTTGCGATACACCTTCACCAAGTTCAAAGGGTATAAATCCGGTCGATTGATTTTGATGATATCTAACTATCTTACCATCAGATTCATCTACATGTGCGACAGCTCCGGTTTTGTTGCCTGTTATTTTTTTGCCAGTTTCAAAGGTGGAATTGTTCACAAGATTTATAGAAGGTAGAACTTTAGACGAAGTAGATGTAAAAGGATTTCCTTCTGGTGTTAATGGATTCTTGATTACACCCATCTGACGGAAAGAATTTTCTACAATAAAAGTTCCAAACTCAACACCATTTTCATCTGTTTGCAGAACTTCTCCATTGGGTTTTATATTTAATAAAACAGAATTTGTTTTTAAATCATCAATAGGGTTAAACCCTATGCCATTTTCCCCAGTTATGATCGCTCGAGCTTCAAAGTCTTGACCATCTCCATCAATTTTAAATGATGCATAAGAATATCCAGAACCATAATTCTGAATCTTTATATCTACGATTTGACCGGAAGAATTAATAATAGCTATAGCTATTGCACCCGAACCATTTCCGATAACTTCAACCGTAGGTTCTGTTATATAGCCTGTACCAGAATTAATAATTTTAGCACTGATAATTTGACCACCTTGAGAATTTGACTTAACATTAAACTGCAAGTCTTCTATCGAATCTCCCGTACTAAGACTAGATTCTGCCGGTTGAACTGGAATATGGTTAGACGATAAGAACTGATAAATTCTTTCGGGGGTAATACTATACAAAAATTTCCAAACATAATCGTCAGAAGTAGTGAAGGAATCCGCATAGGGAACGTTTAACAAACCGTAATTTGGTTCTATAACAGAAGGCTTTGAAGTTCCGTCAGGGTTCTTACCATGTTCTAAACAAATGTATACTTCCTTAGCATCATTTAAAACATACCAAGGAGTAGTATTCTTTGGATCCACATGGTCATCCCAACCAGCATAAATTGTTCCGGAAGACCAATTAACTCTTGGAGCAACAAATGAACATCCTTCAACTTTTTTTATGGACTGTAGGTTATTTCTAAACTCTCTTTCTTCGAAAGGTGAGTCTATAGGATCTATTGGAGTATCACTAACATTAAATATATCCGATTTACCAATACCAATATAATATTCATTAGTTGTTAATTCTATATCTTGAATTAGATCCGTAGACAACCCTTTACCCATTGTTTGTCTTACTATAGCTGACATTTTTATACCCTATTCAATGTTAAAAACTTATGTAGTTATTTATAAGAATTTTACAAGTCGTTTAAGAATTTGTTTATCCATGTTTTTTTTTGATGGTGATTCATCAATAAATCTTTATAAATGACTGGGAGTTCATAAGGACTACTTCTCCACTGAGATACATGTCTAAGTGACTCATCCCTCAGTGGTTGTAAATAATCATTGTAACTGTGAACTTTCTGTGCACTTCCTTCGGTTGTTCTATCTATACAATACATATCACTAGACATTGATAAGAAATAACAAAGATTACCCTTCTGGTGTTCACTCAATAATTTGTAAGTATAAGCATGGTCTTCTCCGTTACCAATATCCTCATTCATTTTTATTTGTGCAGACTTTCTACTCTGCAAAATAATAAAGTCAACTGATACTGGACGATCTTCTGTAAATAGGTGACTCTCTTGAGGACCCATTGTCTCGTTAGGTGCGCACATAGATGTGCCCCACACACTGGCGTGATACTTATCGTTGACCCACCAATAATGTCCAGACTGCAATTCCCAGTCACATATACAGTCACACGGTACGACACCTAGCACATCAAGATAGACATAATGATTAACATGATTCCATAACGACTGTAGATAAGATGGATATAAGAAATCGTCTCCATCAATCTGAGAAATATAATCACAGTCACTTTCTAGGAATACATCCAAACATGCATTCTTTCCCCTACCTGGCTTACCGTTACTCTCTGTGTTAACTACACGAAACGGTAGATTGAGAGCACATACGTCTTCATAGTATCTCTCATGAATACTATTGACTACTATTACGACCTCCCATTCGATGGGGGTGATTCGTATAACGCCTTGAACAGACTTAACTAATCGTGATAACTTAGGGATGTCGTTGGATGTCAACAACGTTGTCATTAATTTCATTATTCTGCCTCGAAAAAGAACGTCTGAAATAATCTACCATTATGTTTGTCGGTTCCGAAGCCAGGCACGACACTACGATGATAATACATTGCGTCATATATTACGAGTCTATTATAAACATTTTTAGCTTCACCCACAATATCCCAGTCCTCCTCAACCAACTGAAACTCATTGAAGTCAACTGGACAGTCCGGACTATGCTTCATAATACCAGTATGGCGATGTTTATAGATCGCAGTACCAGAATCTAGAGGTGCGTTAGGAGTTAGATATAACACCGCCGCATAGGACATCGCATCATGATGTATCCACGTTTTAGAATATTCGGTGGTGTATTGAAAAGAAGTGTTGTAGTTGTCTAATGGAAAATGGGTGATTGTATTTCCTATAATCTTCTCTAGAGAGGTTTTTATAGAATCGATGTACCCGCCGTTATTAGTACATGGGGAAGTTCTAAAGCCGGGGTAATTACCTGAGACATTAAACTCTTGACTTAAAGCATAACCCCGAACTGAGTCGGGGTCTGCATAAAAACTATCAACGATTGTAAACATTATGTACCTAAATTATACCCCCCCCCATTTCTGAGGGTTAATCAATTATAACTGACCTAATTTAACCCGAAGGTTGTCATTAGTGTCATATATGGTTATGGTGGAAGATGAGAACTCAAGCCTCTCTCCACTTGTAGAAGTATTTAGGATACCACTAAGATCAATTATTCCGTTACCCGAAGTTCCTGAAGTATTAGTTCCGGATGTTATTTCGGTGAAACTTGATTCGGTTGTTGTATCGATCCTATCAATTGTTGCTCTCCAGATACGACCCGTATTTACATGCCACCATATATCCCCTGTAAACACAGTATCGACTGTACGGAATTGTCTAATTGCTGAAGATGCGGTACTGTTAATATTTGATGGTAGTGACGTGGATGTGTTAAACAATACTGCGTTACCAAATCCTCCCACAGGTCCTTGAGAACCAGTAGTACCAGCAACACCACTATTACCCTGAATACCTGTCACGCCTCGAGGGCCAGTAGCACCAGCATCACCTTGTGCGCCTTGGAACCCAACTGGTCCCTGAGAACCAACCTGACCTTGTGGTCCGGCATCACCTTGTGCGCCTTGGAAACCTACAGGACCTTGAGAACCAACTTGTCCCTGAGCTCCGGCATCACCTTGTGCGCCTTGGAATCCGACCGGACCTTGAGAACCAACATTACCTTGTGGTCCAGCATCACCTTGTGCGCCTTGGAATCCGACCGGACCTTGAGAACCAACTTGTCCCTGAGAACCAACTTGTCCCTGAGCGCCTTGAAAACCTACTGGTCCCTGAGAACCAACTTGTCCCTGAGCTCCGGCATCACCTTGTGCGCCTTGGAAACCTACAGGACCTTGAGAACCAACTTGACCTTGTGGTCCAACATTACCTTGCGAACCAATATTACCTTGCGCACCTTTATCTCCGTCTGCGCCCTGAGAACCTACATTACCCTGTGCACCAACTTGACCTTGTGGTCCCTGATCTCCGTCGACACCTTGTGGTCCAGCATCACCTTGTGCACCTTGAAAACCTACTGGTCCCTGAGAACCAACCTGACCTTGTGCACCAGCATTACCTTGTGCACCTACATTACCTTGTGTTCCTTTATCACCATCTGCACCTTGTGGTCCAGCATCACCTTGTGCGCCTTGGAACCCAACTGGTCCCTGAGAACCAACATTACCTTGCGAACCAACATTTCCCTGTACACCAATGTTACCTTGCGAACCTTGTTCACCTTGAGGACCTATATCTCCGTCTGCACCCTGTGGTCCAGCATCACCTTGTACACCTTGTGGACCAACAGGTCCTGGCGTAGTTCCTGCCGGACCCTGCGGGCCAGCATCGCCTGGCAAACCTTGTGGACCAACTGGTCCTGGCGTAGTTCCTGCTGGACCTTTTGGGCCTGCATCACCTTGTGGACCTGAAGCACCTTCAGCACCTTGTTGTCCTTGTTCACCTTGCGAACCTTGTTCACCTTGAGGACCCGCTTCTCCTACGCTTCCTTGTAGACCCTGTTCTCCTTGATTACCTTTCTCACCTTGCGGTCCAATCTCACCTACATTACCTTGAAGTCCCTGTTCACCTTGGAAACCAACTTGACCTTGTGGTCCAATCTCACCTACATTACCTTGAATACCTGTAACACCAGTAGCACCAGTAGCACCAGTAGCACCTTGTTCACCAACGTTACCTTGTTGTCCTTGCTCACCTTGAGCACCGACTTCACCCTGTGGTCCTACTTCACCAACGTTACCTTGTTGTCCTTGCTCACCTTGAGCACCGACTTCACCCTGTGGTCCTACTTCACCAACGTTACCAGTAATGCCAGTGGCACCTTGTGAACCAGTTGCTCCAGTATCACCTTGTTCGCCTACATTACCTTGTAGTCCTTGTTCACCTTGAGAACCAACTTGACCTTGTGGGCCCACTGGTCCTACGTTTCCTTGTAGTCCTTGTTCACCTTGAGAACCAACTTGACCTTGTGGGCCCACTGGTCCTACGTTTCCTTGTAGTCCTTGTTCACCTTGAGAACCGTCAGCACCTTGTGGTCCAATCTCACCTACATTACCTTGAAGACCTCGTTCACCTTGGGAACCCTGTTCTCCCTGTGGACCGATTTCACCAACGTTGCCTTGCAGACCTTGTTCACCTTGAGGTCCAGTAGCACCAGTAGCACCTTGTTCACCAACGTTGCCTTGCAGACCTTGTTCACCTTGAGGTCCAGTAGCACCAGTAGCACCTTGTTCACCAACGTTGCCTTGCAGACCTTGTTCACCCTGTGACCCTTGGGGACCAACTCCACCAATGTTACCTTGAGCACCCACTTCACCTTGAGCACCCACTTCACCTTGAGCCCCCACTTCACCTTGAGCCCCTGCTTCACCTTGTGAACCTTGTTCACCTTGAGGACCTTCCGGTCCTTGCATAGCAATCCTCGTCGGAGTTTCCCACTGTTCCGAAACAACATCACCAGAAGATGGAGTACCACTTACAGAACGTCTACATTGCCAAAGTATAGGAAAAGAACTACTGAGATCTCCTTGATAAGTTGTCCATACAATTCCATCAACAGAACCGGAAGGGGAAGGATTTCCGTAAGTCCAACTATCACTAGGGAGTTGAGAAGAAAGAAAATCTTCAGCGTCATCAATACTTGAGAATGTTTTAGTATAAATGTACTCAAAGCCAGAAGCATCATATAGATCTGTAAAGGTTATAGACTGTGAGGCTCTTATGGTTGCCATTTTACTTCCTACTAATTAACTTACTTATTAAGGTGTAGTTACTGTAACGTTACAACGAATACTGATTGGCGCGCCAGTATCCGGAATATCAGAAGGACCAACGATTACTTGATTAGTATTAATTTCACTTGCACTAGTACTTCCGTTAGCTGAACGTCTTACAGGACTTCCACCCGAACCCAGAGGAGTTCCTGAAGCATCTGTCTGAACTTCTAGATTTGAATTTCCTACATAGACTTGTTCTCCAGTTATCCATTCCCAATCATGTTTGACTAAAACTCCACCAACACCATCACTGATCTGAGCACCATCATTTGCATCATAAACTTTTGCTGTCAATGTTACTGGATTACCTGAGTTATTTCGGAATACTACTGGATTATCTGCTTCTATTTCAACGTATACTGCGGCACGACCAGAACGAACTTTACTAAATGTTACAGCATCCTTACCCTGTTCACCACTTACACGAACTGTTAATGTCGCATTAGAGTCTCCAATATTTTCTGGTTTAATCTCTAATCTAGCACCAGATACGGCAGTGGTGGGTAAAGATCCTGTAGAGAATGAACCAGTGTAGTCTGTATCGTATCCACCAATACCACCAGCACCATTTGAAGTTGCAGTTTGTGTTGACCATGTTCCACCGTCTAACGCTGTCTCATAGGTGAGAGCGCCTGGACTACCGGCAATATCAAATAGAATAGTACTATTATTCTGACTTCCTAGTAAAACACCATCCGCATCCGCAGAGAAGATTTGACTAGAAGGTACGAGACTGATAATTGTACCACCAGCACCATCCTGAATACGGTTGACTGAAAGTGCTAAATCAAAAGATCCCGTAGTTCCATTGTTATTATATGTAACTGGTATTAGGATAGTAGCTGAAGAAGGAGTACCGATAGCATCAGCGTATATAACACCAGCGCCTTTGAGTACTCCACTACCTATGTCAGTTCCGTTGGCTTGTGATACAAGGAATTCCCAACCACTTACCGTGTTAATAGAACCAATACTAAATTGTCCATCTGAAGGAGAGGCACTTGTTGTGAATGTCTGCTCAGTACCACCAATAAATACTTTTACAGAACATGAAAAATCGCGTCTTGTCTCATTTGATACTACACCCACATCATTAGCTGCAAAGGTATGATTCTCATTTGTCAAGAACGCAGTTACGGAACTTTGACCATCGGCTAAGTCCGTGAAAGTTATGGCGGCCGTTGCCGTTCTAATTGCCATTATTAATCCTCTTGTTTATCGTTAATTGTTAATTGCAAAGGTAGGGTACCTGAATTGGGAACCGCCTGAGCTTCTATGAATATAGATTTTAATTCTCCGTTAGGAAAATTGTCCGTGACCCCAGAGTTGGTGGCAGGAACGCCATACCCTATGGGACATGTACCATCAGACCCTACTGTGACAATATTACCGTCAATGTGAGAGACATATCGCGTTGTTTCATGAACACAGACAGGTACTCCATCATTGGTCCATTCATAATCAAATTCCTTATAGTCATTCGACGATATTTCTGTACCGTCAGATGTTATAAATGCTTTTATTTCTGTTTGACCTGTATCATTACGAAAGATTACCCCGTTAGTGGCCAATATATCGACTTCTAGATTAGGTAACCCACGGTCATAAGCCAATACTGGATCTGACCAATCAGATACTTCTATGTTCTTAGTTATATCATTAGAAGTGACTACAACTCGTATTAAGAAAACATATCTTCCTGTAGTGGGAAGATCAAAACTCCAACCATTAAAATCTGTACTTATCGTATTAGTTACAAATAAAGATCCAGTTTCAAAGTTATATGTTGTAGAAACATTAATATCTTGATCACTAGGAAGATCGGATTGATCATAACTTTTATACAATAGTATATTAGCACTTCCTCCGTCAGGATCTATATTCGACAATTGAGAAGTTATTTCGTCTTCTACAAGTTGTTGAAGTTCTCCGGTAGTTAGACCTCCACCACCACTTCCACCACCTCCGGTAAGTGTGATAAGGTTATATAGTTCCGCGAAGTTGTCATTAATTTTCTGACTCGCATTACGAAGAGTATCGCCTTGTCCATCATTCGCGGCACCACCAGTATTAAGAATTTGTCTAGACATTAGAGTCCTCGTAAGTAGTCTCTGTATTTATAAATTTACAAATAGTCATCGTCATCCAAGGTCTGATATTCGGAGGATAGTGATAATGTTCCATTATCTAAAGTCCTTGGAGTAACTCCAGCCCAATCCCCGATAGTTCCTTTAATAGTTATAGAACTACCATTAGAATCTACCATTGTTGTAGAGAATACATCTTGAATTTGTTGTAATGTTATATCTTTATATTTTTCTAATGTCTCTAGAGAACTAATCACTATTCCTTCAGCGTTAGCTCTTTGATCACTATCTCTAGCATCTACAGAATCCGTTTCTTCCATAGTTAATAGAGAATATAGAGGAGTGAATGATGACCTGACCATACTTCCTTGAACAACAACCGCGTAGTTTTGAACCTCTAATGGATCAGTTCCTATCCCAGCAGAAAAACCCATAGAAGCAACTTCTTGAACTTCTACTTCTGATGATAAATGCCATCCGGCTGGGTGTACCATCCTTTTATAAAAGTCTTCATACTCACTAAAAGCTATTCCAGTTTTTAAAAGAATAGAAAATATTTGATATTTCTTATCGTCTTGAACATACTTTAAAGATTGTGGACCTATCAAAGAGCCGCCAGGTTTATCATTTAAAATAAATATATCTTTCTTTGGATAGGATACTTCTACGTCCTCATTAAAGAAAGCTTTAAAAAATTGTTCTACTGATAATTGAGTTCCTTTATTTCTGTAAAAATTAGAA